CTTCGTGATAGATAGATATTCCTTTAGATTAGGGACATTAAATAATAGAAAAACACACCCGATAAGGTGTTAAAAATAGATTAATAATGATATAAGCTTTTAAGGACCTTACCACAGTCGGACTCGAGAAAAAGAGTTGACTGATGTTGGGATACATGAAAATGATAAATGAAAGAAACTGATTTGATGGTAGGCTCAGTTTGACCTGGAAAAAACACTGTAATTAAATAACGATGGGGTATATAAATTGAGTGATCGGTAAAAAATCCGTGAATTGTTCGTCGAGAATGGTAACCGCGGGGGGTCCACCTCGCCACAGAAGTTGGAAATCGTCCCCAGCAGCCTCATATAAAGCGGCAGTGCTAGGGATTGGGTTTGTTGAGTTGTTGGCGTAAGATATAGTTAAACCAGGCAACTCGAGATTATAAGTTACGTTGACGACATCAACAGGTAAGAATAATAAGTTGGTATAATAGGGTATAGAAACAGTTGGAAGGGCAAGATCCGTTGTTGGAATGCAATCGAGCCCTTGGTCACCGACAGCAGGGTTGGGTATTATTGTCGTAAGAATCGGTTGACTTTGAGAGACGCTTTGAGAAAGAGAGGAAAAATAGAAAGGTTCTCCGCCTGTATTCGCCACTGTTCTGGGCAAACGTACGCGAAAGCTACCTCTAACGAAACGAAACCATGACATGAAGTAGCGTAAAAAGCCTGCTCCCTGAAATTGGGTTTGGAAACGTAACCAAAAGAAAATATAAAACTTGTCGTTGGTAATATATCTGGTTGGACCAGAAAAGCGTCGACAGAGATCGATAATATCGGTGATGTTTTCTCCGAAACAAAATCCGGAAAGTGCGTGCGCCTCGAACTCAGCGAGACCGGGCGTAAGAGCTGCGTCGTCTTGGGTGGGGAAGCTACCTATTTGAGCCTGCTCACCCTTGCGACGATACTCCTTTGCTCGTTTAGCGCCTGGAATAGAAATTGGAACCGTAGAAATAAATCTGCTTGTCGGTCGACCAAATTGAAAATCTTTACCAGAGACCCAGACGTTGATGGTAAGTGGAATGACAGTTCCCGTTGTACACATAGATGTTATAGGATTGAGAATGGTTACTTGGACGGCACCATTGACGGGTAGAATGTCAGGGCCTCCAGATTGAACAGAAACAAGAAAAGGCAAATCATTGAGATAAGGAATATCGATTCCAAAAATTGAATTCGTCGCTATGTCGTAAACTTTATTGATAAAAGCTGGAAAACTTTGTTGAGTTGAAGAAACGAAAGAGTCGGAGGGATTCCACAAGATTCGTATTCGTCCAGAATGAAAGCTTGAACAGATAACTTGAAAGTCGAGATGTATTGTGCCACGCCAGTAACGAAAACAAGATGCGACATAAGATAGAGGAGTATGGACCATAGCTTTTTCGAGAGCAAAATAAGGCATATTCATTGGACTAACGTTGTAAGTAAATGGAATGTCGTCAGTTGTTAAATCGATATCGAAACTCGTGATAAGCATTGGTGTTCCAATAAGATCGTTGATTAAAGTTGAATCCTGTTGAGATGTAGTGTCAAGTCGTGGTGTTGCGTTCGTAGGATCGAGCGACATAGGTCGAGAAATCTCAGCTCCAGATCCGTGCGCAAACGATGGCCAGGATGCAGAAATACGATTTTCAGAAGAAACATCGTCGGGCTTGTCGAAGCCAGCGGCGCCAGCAGCCATAGAAGCTACGTCAACGACCTGGGCGACAGAACCAGCAATTTTTTCTGCAGTAGACACGACTCCACCAATAAATTGCCCGATTTGAGCAACCTCACGCGTCTTTTTCTTTTTAGCTAAAACAATTGGAAGATAGTCATGTAGAAGAATAGTATCGAGAAAGAGAGGCCACGAAAACGTGGGATAAGGAATAGAAACATAATCGCTTGTAATTTGATTGATTCCGTTATATCGAGGATCGACAAATGTGCACGTAACAGTAAGACTGACAGGATTTGTGCAATCATTGGTCGTTTTGAGTTGGTTAAGAACGTAAATGAAGAGATGGGCAGATTCCGTAAGTTCGGCTTCGGTAGTTGAGCCAGCAGCATAGGATTCAATATCCCACCACATCTTAGGCACATTCCAACCAATTTCGAGCTCCTTCGTTTCGTGCTGAGTCGGTTGAATAATGACATGCGGGTTAGCAGTTAAAGAATAGTAATTGATATACGAAGGATCGAGACGACCGTGAGACATCGGCATGACGGAAGCACAAATGGCTCCGTAGTGGAAAGGTGTTGCGTTTAGTCGGAAAGAGAATTTGAGACCTCCTCGAAAATACTTGAAACCGCGAATACGATTCCAAAGTTGAGGAATGTTAAAAAGAACGTCAGGAAAGGAAAGAGAAGCAATGAGGTCTCCTTTACCCTGGGTTGTTATCCAGGAATAACGGCCAACAAACCACGAGTTGGAAAAATAATCGCCAAAAGTTGGTTCGGGATAAACACTGACTTTATCGAGCTTGGCACTGAGATTAAGCTCGGCGACTCTTTCAACAGCTGTGGTATCGGCGTACGTAGTAAATTTTTCGACGGCTAACTGAAGATCAGTATCGCCGACGCTAGAAGAAACGATGTCAATTGGGTTGGATGAGGATGACGTTGCGAGATTGGCATTTTGAGAATTAATTTGTGTATCCATTGGTATTAGTTTATTGATACATCACGAGCACAACTTTCTGATGCGGCTGTAATAGCGTTCGCATTATGGCTAGTGACGAGACATTTTTCGCAGGCTACATGAAAGTACCATTGTGGGACGTCTTCTCCCAAGCAGTTCAGACAGAGACGGACTCTGCCTTCACCACGAAATGTGTACAGCGCTTGGCGACTGCACCGAGGACAGATATGGTGAAGAAGTTGAATACCACCGAGAGCACACTCGATATTGGAATAGAGTGGGCACCATTTGATTTCGGTGATAAGAAGTTCGTGATTTCGAGAAATGGAAAAAATATGATGTTTTTCGAGACGTACAAGAACTTCGAAGACTTCGCTAAGTCTTTGTCGGAGAGTTAGAGGCATAAAAGCGGCAAATTTTCCCCAGACACGACCAAAAATAGCTGCAGAAGATTCGTATTGGATATCGACACGTTTGGCGACAAGAGCTTTAGTGACTTTAGTAATCCACTCGTCGTAGAAAGCAGAACCGTAATGGACACATTCGATTTGAAATGAACGAAAAGAGGCGAGAATAGCAAAATGTTTGTCAAGGCCGCGTTTCTGCCAGTTGAGGATGTCGAAAAGCGAATCGATGTCAAGCGGAGCAAACCATGTTGAATGGCTGAACCGAAAAGACCTCTTGAGAAAGGTCAGCTCGTCGTCTTCGATAAAGGCTGTGGTGACTGGTCGCTTGATGTGATCAGTATAACCCATTCCGAGTTCTTTAACGGCTGAAGCGAAATTGATCATGTTAAACCACTCTTGAATCGAAGAATGAACAGCAATGATATGATCATCACCGTAAACCTTCAATCGTACGAGATCTTTAAAACGAGCAATTGCGGTATTAACATCAACATTAGCAGCGCGAGCACAGCGAAGATAACAGACACGAATAACGATAGAATTAACGACAGAATTGAGAATAGCCGTCATCGGAAGACCTGATGGTATAACTCCTGCCATAACGTAGAGCATTTTGTGAAAACTAAAAGCGCCAGCGAGAGCCGCATGAGGTAAAAATCGTCGAACAGCTTCAAAACCGTCCCTTCCGTACCATGCATTGGCTATAGTGAAGAATCGTCGTGAAAATTGAAAGGACATTCGCTTGTCCCAGTTTTCGTAGTCGCCACCCCAGCGTTTCCACTGAGGATCGTCAAACTTGAGGTAGGAGCGTAACTCACCCCAGTCGTCAGAAGAAGGGTTAATCCCAACAGCGGCTTCGTGTGTGTTGTGGTTATGCATAAGAAAGGCTTGAAAGACACAAAAATATCGTCGAAACAGAAGATTCCAGGCAAGCGGGCCATTGGAAAAGATACGTGTTTTAACCGCTTCAATTTTCGCAAATGGACGCAGTTCGTCTTTTGGAGTTTGGAGATAAACTGGCATTGTGACTGGCTCGGATTTTTCAATTTTTCTTTCGGTAGAGAGAATTTCCTGGACAAGATCGTCATGTAATTCAAAAGTTCCGTCGGGTCGTTCGTCGAGATAATCGTACTTTCCACGTGCTGTTCGGTTCTTGTTGAGAGGATAGCCAGGAGAAGTTGTTTTAACAATCGGACCAATATAGTGGTCCGTCGAGCCGTCAGTAGCTCGAATTCCATTAACAGTTTCGTCGATAGTTAGTATAGGAGATGGTAAAGGATAAGGTGTGAGACTTGAAAGTTGATTGAGAAATTCGCTTTCAGCTCGATCAACGTCCTCTTCCCAAGCATAACTCTCGCGCGCGAAAATAGAAGCTCGAAGACCCTTTTCGATTGGGTCGACGAGCTCTCCTTCACGATATTGAGGATGCAGCACTGCAGGCGCAGTTTTAACTGGTCCGAAATGTCCATGCAAGAGAGAGGGAACAAATTGAGAGCGGGAACCTCCATCATTCGGATCGAAGGCTCCAAGAATGTCGGCTGCGTCGTTAGCGAACGGACAATTCATTTGAGTTGTTGTTGTTTTAGGAGGTTCAAGAAGAGAAACTTTTCCGAAATAATTGCGGGCTTTTTCGAACATGTCAGAGGCTATAGCATGCGTAATATAAGAACAACGGCCAGTTCCGAGAGAGGTGTCTCCGGAGACATGAACGCCGGCAATTTTCCGAGCTGTAGATTTGTCGTTGACGAATAGCGGGGAACCACACATTCCTGCAAAAGTAACTGCGGTGTATGTGAATGATTGAGAAATTTCGATAGTTTCTTCGCCCAGCCAATAAGAAGCAGCTGTTGAGACAGGTTCGATATTAGTAGCTGCTCCGAGGTAGACCATTTGGGTACCACCTTGTCGGATAACGGTTGAAGTGAAACCAGAATCAAAGTTTTTCACTTGTTCTTCATCGATAAAATGTTGGAGAACGCTTCGAAACATCGGAATATGATCCGGCAACTGAAAAATGGCCAGGTCACGTTCCGGAAAGCGTAGAATGTCTTTTTCTTGTAGTTTGATATGGATATTGGCTGTAGAAAGAGAATCGACTTGAATAGAATGAAGCTTCGTTTTTTCCGGAAACAGATGATTAACTGTTAAAACAGAATGGCCACCAATAGCAATTCCACACACAGAGCCGTAAATGTCGTGGCTATAAATTGTGAGGATGTGGTGGCTCATTGATCGAAAAGCAGAAATAGCCGAAGCGTCTGCCATAAAATTGAACATTTCGCCGCGGACTTCTTTTGGAAAACCCTGAATTGCGGCTTGATAGTCGTCTGCGCTGAGTGGAGAAGTTTTAGCTTCGATTTGCGCACTCATTCTTCCTTTGACTTTGGGAGTTTTAGGATTGGTAAGATAGTCAGCTTGTTCAGTTGTTTCGTTATCGAGTCGTTCGAGTTTTTCATCCACACACTGAGTGCAGATAAGCTTGTGAATACGATTTCCGAACCCGTGCATATGCTTGAAATAACTGCCGCACGTCTCGCACTGATGCGCATGCATGTGACGGCTAATGAGACCAACGTGAGCAGATTCGAGAACAAGACCGGAATAAATATCATCGGTCAGACGAGGCACTTTACTTTGGGGCATGATAACACTGCCTTCGGAAACTTTAATCGCTGTGAGAGATCGGCGGGAAAGCTCTTTATAAGCAACGTAGGCAAGACCAACGATGACAGATAGAGAAGTCACAGCAATTGTAAGCCAGGCGCGTTGTTTCCATTTGTGAACATAGGCCATCATTTTAACGATATAAGCATACGCGTCTCCGTTGACTGGGAAAACGTCTCTGTTCAACGCACGAGAAATCATGAGATGAGATTGAGATTCAGGTCTCCACATAAAGCCTGTTGATAAGCGTGTGGAAGCAGACATGCCCTTGAAAAAAGCTGGTGCTGAATTAAGAAATTCTTCTGTAAAACGAACCGGAACTCCGTTGTGAGAATGTGTTGCGGTATAACGGCGCATCAGACGGAGTTCAACACGACTTGAAATGGGCAGAACGACGTTTTGATTGAAATAAGACAGAGGATTGAGATTGATTTGAGCTGTTTCAGAGCGAGGAGCTCGGCAGTCGTCGAAATATTTTTGATAATCGCCGGGATATTCTTGTGGTGTGGAAAAGAACTCACCTGTAAAGGTTTCTTCGGAATCGGTATCATCAGATTCAAAGAGAGCAAGACCAGAAAAAATTTGACGTTCAGTAGAAGCATGCCCGAAACGTTTGTTCCAGGCCTCTTTGTAGATAGCAATAAATTCGAGTTCTGTTTTCTTAATTCCACTTTCCTTCATAAAGACAAGAAAGCCAAGATCACAGAAACGAAATTCTTTCCAACGTGCAATTCGACTGACACACCAGTGATCTGAGGTAACACAGACGCCAGAGCAGGTTTTGCCACACGTTTCGTGATAAAAAGATCCGTTGTATCCATTAATGATAAGATCGTAACACTGGCTAGTTGTAGCGTTGCCAGAGCCATGGAATTTTTGAGCGTTAAATTCGGCAGCCCAGTTCTTGAGAACATTCGTTTTCGGTTTGACAGATGAAATAACTTTATAACCAATATCTTGAAAGTGTGAGAGAACACTTGAGCTTTTCTTTTTGTAACAGTCCATGACGGGAATGCGTCCACGCTTGTTACTTTGGAAAATAGCTACGGAAATTTCGATAAGTTCGTTGAAAGAAATAGAATCGGCAATATTCAGAGCGTGAGAACCGTTGTTGGTAATGATATTACAAATGGGAGCGTCATTTCCAACTTCTGCGAGAGAAGTAAAAACATCGAGATTGAGATCAATGCGGCGCAAAAATGCAGCTGGTTTTGTGCAAATTGTTGCGGCGAAACCTTCGGTGAGGTTGGCGTTACTCGTGAGAAAAATAATTTCAGATTGGAAATAAACACCGCCCTTGCTGACAAGATGGGCCATGTTGAGTGGAGCTGCGGCTTCGGTAGCGAGATCGAGGAATTCGACCATTTCTTTGTTGCGCATTGTTCCATCACTGGTAACAAACACGTCGTCCATGACGTAGACTTTTTGTCGGGTGTAGCCCTCGAAGAAATCGCTAGAACGATTCTTCATATATCGGTCGGTATCGGGACAATACTTGGAACCGAGCAAAGCGAAAATAGAAGTTGCAATATAGTCGATTAGACACGTTTTGCCAACTCCCGGAGCGCCGTTGAGAGCGATGACGAGAGGTTTCATTTTCTTCTCCTTTTGAACAACAGCAGGAGCGTTAATTTCGAGAATATCGTTTAGAACTTTGAGACGGCGAGGAACAGCCGAGGAGCAAAATCGAGTTGCTGCAAGTTCATTGCCAGAGACAATAAATGTTGCGAGCGTTTTGAGACTGCTTTTGTCGTACTTGAAACCTTCAGTGACGAGAGTGACTGCAGGTTCATAGGCGCTGGTTTCCTCAAGCCAGATTGTTATTTTTTCGGAATCGTTTTTGGAAAATTTGGCACAGATCCATGTCCAAACGGCTTTGAAATATTTGAAAACTGTTTCGCCGAAACGGGTGAGTTGGTTAACAGCACCGACGGCTTTCCCAAGCTTTTCGAGCTTAATGGGAATTTGGACTTGAGCTTTTTCTTTGTTGATGTCGAGAGCTCCGCAGATAAAATCACGAATGGCGTCACAACACTTGACAATGGATGAAAGAACGAAATCGTCGTCGTCAGAGGCTTGCGCACTTGGACCGGATGTAACGAGCAGCTTCTTGAGAAGTGACACGAAGGCTGCTTGTACAGGCCGGAGACAGAGCGTGAGCGAGACGGTTGAGGTCCAGCGGAGAATGCAGGAGGCTGCATAAGCGATTCGGCTTCCACCAGTTAGTTGAGTGAGTGCAATGACATCACCAAGAATAGACCAGATGATATTAGAGACGACAGAGACACCGACAAAGGTGTTATTAACTCCTTCTTGGAGAATTTCGTCGATAGAGTCGATTGCGACTTGCATTGGAGCGATAATTTCGACAATTTTAGCTGTGGCTCGAGTTTTGAGACCACCGAAAATTTGAGCGGCTTCACTGGAATAGTTTTGGCGTTTGAGTGTTTCGAAAGATGACTCTTCGGGCTCGTATTTGACGAGAATTTTGGCAATAGCTTTTTGACAACCTGGCATTTTGGAAAGTTCAGAAAGAGCAAAGGCTCCAACGTCTTTGAGGTCGGCGTTAATAATTTCGGTACTTTTCTGCTCAGTAGCTCCGGCGTAACTTTTGGTGCTTTGGGCGCGGTAATTGGCCCGTGCAAGCTTTGAGAAACGTTCGGGAAGAGCGAGAAAATCGATGACACGATCGTCAACCCAGGTCCATCCTTGGCAAAGGGCATTAGTTCTTCGCTGTACGAACTCTTCAAGGCCCATTTCGCTGGTTATAAATAAAAAGAGAAAAGTCCAGTGCTTGTAGTATTCAGAGGCACAGTCTTGTTTGATGGAAAAAATAAAAGCGGGAAAATCTTCCCACTCATCGAAGCGCATAAGATCGGATATGATGCACTGTTTGTCGTAACGAATGGAAAAGTTGGCAATAGAACGGCGGATAAATTTGTTGTAGACCCAGCGTCGTTTTTTTTGAGCTTTGCGGAGTTGAAGTGGTGTGAAATAGCGGGGCACGGCTCGCTCAACCTCGGAAGAATTTGAAAATTTTCCGGGTTCGGCTGCGATATGCTTCTTTTTCTCTGTCACTTCGCGTCTGTTAGCGAGTTTGAGTTCACGAAAATTTTGTTTGACAGGTTTTCGTTGGCTTTTGACACGGACAACTCGTTTTTGAAGAGCTTGAGCTTGTTCTGAAGACTCATATGGTCCGGTATAATCAGAGACCTTGACCCAGGTACCATTACGAAAAAGGAAAAAAATTGGATGTTGAGCTGGTTGAATTTGTTTGAGATAGGTACCTCGATAGTTAACAAGCTGGTTATTTCGTAAAAAGATACAATCCTTGCGAAAAGAAACGATAGATGGTTGTAATGCAAGGAAGGCCGCTTCGATTGGAATGTCGTAGATAGATCGTCGTGCGGACATAACAGAATATAAATCGTGTCCAGTGGAATCGGTATAATTCATAAGAGCACAGGCAGTTTTTGGATAAGGAAAAATTTTTTCTGCCGTAGAAAACTCGTCTCGAGAAGCTAAACCGGGTCGTACAGGAGTGTGTAAAAGCTGCACTTTGGCTTGGGCAATTTCGTCTAATATTTCGCCCTTTAAAATAACTTGTTCTTCGGATGAGATTGAGTTAAAATAATGTACAACTGAATCAGGAAGGCCTAATCCAGTGAGGGAGGAAAGAGGTTTGTTGTCCATCTTCAAGAATTGAATGACCATTTACACACATTCATATTGATCCCAAAATGCATTTGTAATGGAATTTAGTGTAAACTATATAGAAATAAAAGGAGGGAAAGAAAAAAGGAACTTATGTACAGAAAAATAGTGACTTGGTTCGGATTTTGAATGAAGGTGTTTTGAGGGTTTGTTTGAATGGTGATACGAGGCTTCTGAGTATATCAGAGTATATGCCAAGGTAAAAACTGCGAGGGAAGGGTTAAATGCCCTACCC